CAACTGCGCCTGCATCCACGGAAGCTTCGTCATCGAACCCTACAATTTTACAGTTCAATGTTGCTCCTGGAGCAGCAATAGTAGCTGTAGCTAGTTCACCAAGTGAATAACCACTAGTGTTAGTACCAGTGACAGCTGTTGCAAAGTTTGCATTAGCAAACAAAGCACTATCAGGTAACGCACCATCAGCATTAATAACAAATAATGCATGTGGGTTATCTGCTACATAAGCAATTGCTTCTGTTTGTGGCATGATTGCCGAGTAACCAGGCCAGTATGGTGCCCATGTTGGAGTTCCATCAGTTGCAATGTATTTACAACCCATGAAAACACCTAACAAAGGTACCGTGCCACCTGCGGCAGCACCTACGATATCTATTAACCCGCTAGCTAGAGGGATGACTGGAGAACCAGTCCATATTAAACTTGCTGTTCCACTACTTGAGCCTTCAAAGTTAATAGGATACGCATTAACACCTTGGTTATTATAATTTGAGCCTGATCTTTCGTAAGGACGTAGACCAAAAGCTGCATCTATATTAGCCATGTTATGTCTCCTTTAGACTATAGTGGTAACATAGATCTTGACCATCAAGATTTTTTGTCGCCACCAAATGTGACACGTGATTGTCTCTCTTTAGAAATTGGCATTGATGGATGTTCCTCTTTCATTAAATCATTATCAACAGATTTTTGTTGATCATTAGTCAAATTATGAAAATATTCATCTCTTGACTCTTTAATTTCAAGTGGACATCGCATTAACATTAATCCACCAACAGCTATAATGCCTTTAAATTTTCCCTCTGTTAAATGAGGTAAATCTAATCTGTCTGGATATTCATCTGCTCTCACAGGTTCATATCCTGATCTGAGTCTAGCGGTTACATTCTTATCGTCTGCATTTCCTCTAAATTCATATCTAACCCACCGATGGTGAAAACCTTCGGGCGGTTCAGGTGCATCTAAGTTTGACGGTGGAACCCAACTTTTCTTACGAGAAGTTAGTTCACGAGTCTCTTGTTTGCGTGAGGTTTTTTTAATTGTTTCAGTCATTTACGCCTCCTTCACGTGTTTTGCGTATTCTTCAAGTGGCACACCAAGTCTTTTAGCTATTGCTATCTGGGAGGGTGTGAGTCTCACAACTTTACGTCCAGCTTTTGTCGATCTATTAGCAGAGGCTACCGCTTGGACGGGACGGCTACCTTTGTTCTTATCCTCGAATTTATGAGGAAACTCTTTTTTAATTCGTTTGTCAAGCTCATTATAGTACTCATCTGTCTTTCCGTCAAATCCTTCTTCTTGTAAAAGCTTTTTATGAATAGATAAAGCGGTAAAAGTCATAGCTTCATCTTTACCAAACCATTCATTTTTTTCCGCCCAAGCTTCTGCTTTAGGATCAGGCTGTGGTTTTGGTTGAGGCTGTGCTTGAGGGGGATTATTTTTTATATTTTCTTTAATATTTTCTCTTTGTTTAATAGAAGAATTCGCTCTTTCTTCTTCTATTGCCAGTCTAGCAATAGCTTTTTGAGCCTCTACTTGAGCTTTAACATCACCAGCATTAATAGCAGATTGTAAAACACTTTGAGCTTTATCCATTTCTGATTTAACTCTCGCAGAGTATTCATTTATATAGCCCTCATCCACTTTAGTTATTTTACCTTTTAATTCATCTCTTTCAGATTTTATGGAGTTAGCATATTTTAAAGCCTCTTCTTTTTGTCTTTCAGCTTCTCTTATTTTAAAAGTAAGTTTGTCAATTCTTTTTTTTACAGATTGAGAATACTCTTCTTCTTCATTATGTTCTTTAGTTTCTTGAGCATTATCGTTTTCTACTTCTTCTGTAGTTTCAATTGTTTGATCTACATTTTCATCTTTTATTTCAATATCCATTGAATCTCCAGATGTATCAATAGGTACAGTTTTATCTGTTTCCTGTTGAGTATTTATTACAGTCGGCATGGTCCCTCCATGTTATATTAAGTTAGGTGGCAGTATATCTCGTGGATCATCAACAACTGCCTGAACTTCGTCTTCGTTAATAATCCTTAATTCACCACCATCAATCATCAAACGTGATCCTGCATATTTGGTAATGATAACCCAATCCCCCTCTTTACACCAAGGTCCTGTTGGATATCTAGTCTCGTCTTTATAAGCTAAGTCACCTACTTTTAAAACTTTACAAACATTAGTAGAAACTTGAGCTTGCTCAATTGTTTCATCAGTAAGATGTAATCCTCCTGATGTTTTTCTCTCTAACTTTAGAGGGAATAAAACTATTTTCCAACCACAAGGTTTTGGAACTTTTTCTAATTCATTCTTTTGCTTCTCTTTTTTCTTACCATCCCACACATGTTTTGGCATAATCAATTTACTCATTCTAGCTCCGTTTTCTTTAGCAGGTCCGTGAGTTCCTGTTCTTCTTGTTTAAGTGCATCAAGTTTACCAGTAAGATATCTATAATCTTCCCAACTTTTACACAAGCCACCTAATATAGCTTCTTCTACTTGCTTTTGTCTAGCAATTAATTGTTTTTTATAGTGTGTAAAAAAATTTTCTAAGCGCATGATTTCATTTGATCCGATAATTTTTTACAGCGATTTGGAGTTTGACGATTCCATTTCGAGTCTAGCATCTCTAGACTTGCCCCTTCAAAATTTCGGTCCTGCAGGCATTTCCACATGTTACGGAACTTGGACACGCCTGATTTTCCAAGTTGATATACCATTTCGGTAATGGTATGCTGCGCAGTTGTAGGCAAATCAGCGACACCATGTTCTTCCATGAGTTGCCTTGCTTGACCTATCGCTTTTTGTAAATCTTTATCAAATACGTCTTGTAATTCTTCTTTTGTGTATGTTTTACCATCTTCAAAATTATCTTCGTGTACTACTTTATGACCCCACCCTATTGTGCGAAATCCTTCCGTGTCTATGTACACGTGATCTCTGAAGCCTTCGGATAGTTTTACGGAACCTGCTAATTCGTCGTATGTCATGTAAATATTCTTGTTGTTGGTCTTTTGTTAGATAACATTCTACCAAAACCTCTTGGATTTACGGTTATATAGCCTCCATTAGATTTTTTTACAATAGTTTTTACATTAGTTGGTTTACCACCTGGATTGCCTGCAGCTCTTTTTCTAGATACGGCTGATTTTTTTTGAGAGGAACTCATTGATCTTGCTTTTGCAATTGGAACACATTTAGGATAAGCTCTTTTACTTCCTTTAGGTCTACCACATGGTTGATACTTACCATCTTTTTTAGGAGCACCTATGTCTACCCATTTTTCCTTAACCCACTCTCTTAATCCTTTTTTAGCCATTATGCTACTGTGGTTACTTTCCTTCTATTTTCTTTAATACCACCACAACCTTTAGCGATACCACCTTGATTATAGTTAGATACTTTTTTTCGTTGTTGAGAAATTTTATTAATTATCCCTCCATTAGCTTTTTTCTTTGGTTTTTTTCTACCGCCCTCAACTGTTTTTCCAGAGCAAATTGAACTTGCATACATATTAGCATATGCACTTGGGTACACTTTAAATTTACGCTTAGCCGCTGCTTTACCTTTTGCACAAAGTTTACCCATTATTTTTTTCTTAATCTAGATAATGTTTTAGCGAATCTTGCTCGTTGACCAAGTTTACCTTTTGCTTTTGCAGCTTTGTTTAATTTACTTGCTGGAATTTTCTCCCCTTTTTTAACACCGAGAGATTTACGCAAAGCTCCAGGTTTCTTAATAGCTTTTTTAATATCTAATTTACCACCTTTAGCAAAAGAGACAGGTGTATCAATAACAGAACCTTCTCTAGATCCTTTGGCCATTCCACCTTTTTTTTTCTTAATAACTCCTCTGCCAATTAAAACATCTTTACGAGTTATTTTACCATCACCACTTAAATCTTTTAGTTTTCTTTTTTTCATTTTGTTAATCCTTTTGCCTTTTCGAAGGTGCGAAGGCCCGATACGCCGAGCATTGAAGTGACAATTGCTAGAAGGGGCCCAGTTTCTATAGCAGGTGGTACAATATCTATACCTGAGAATTTTGCATACCATTCAATACAGGGAGATAAGATGAACGCGAAA